CAATGATCCCTATTCTGATATATAGAATTGATGGATGTTGAAATTTCACTACACGATTTCAAATTCCAACGTCCCAATAGAGGTTTATCCACTTTAATAAAAAGGTCAAACACTTTCTTGATCATTATCTATAATGAGAGGCTTATCTTAAACTTATAGATTTGGTTGTATGGGTAGACAAATGAAAATAGAGATCTCAAATGCAGATCTTATCGATAAGATTACAATCCTAGAACTAAAAATGGAAATTTTATGTGGAACAGATTCATTAAAAGAATTGAAAAAGGAATATGACCTTATCGCACCCTATGAAATGAAAAGCTCATATAGAGAAGAATTGAAAAATGTAAACCACGGTATATGGCAATTTAGGGATATGAATCGCCAACTACATTCCAAGGGAGTTTACAACAACACCTTCATTGTAAATGCTCGACGAATTATCGAATTAAACGATGAGCGTGTGAAACTGAAACAAAAAATTAACACTGAGACAAATTCCAATATTACAAATCAAAGAGGCTATGATACACCTATAACAACACCTTCACCCTCATTTGGTTCCCTAGACGACCCTGTATTCTTCATGGACAGACACTAAAATCATTTTTAAACAGCATTGGTACTGTGCATTTTAAAAATGGGTTATTTTTTAACAAACTAAGACTAAATGCTTAGTTGGAGAAGGCAAGGCCACCCATACCCGACTGGATGCGGAGGACGTTGTAGTTGGTCGCGAACATGTGCATGGTGGTCGCGGTGGTGGTACCCATGGTGACCTGGACCTGCGCGTTGTCGATGCGGGAGAAGTTGCAGGTACCGGTGGGCTGGTGCTCCTCGGGCTTGAGCGCGAAGGAGTACGAGTACACACCGGCGTAGGGGTTGCCAGAGTGGTGGTTGTAGGCCTGTACCTGGTTGAAGTACTTGCCCTTCTGCTCCTTGAAGCGGTCCTGGCCGTTGAGGATGAGCTTGAAGGTCGAAAGGGGACCGGCGTTCTCCTCAGTGAAAGACTCGGTGGAACCGCCGTCGGTACCGGAGATGTAGAGGGGAGTACCCTCAGCACCAATGGGAATGGCACAGTTGGAGGCGGGGAGGTTGTCAAGAACAATCTCGGCGTCGAGGTTCTTGGAGGTGAAGTTCCACAGGGAAGACTTCGCCGAAGTGTTGGAGAAGCACCACGCAAGTTCCTTGACTGGGTGATTGTACGAGAGGCGGACCTGCTTGGTCGACGCGGAGTCAACGGTGTCGTTGCCAGTGTGCTGGACCTGCTCGATCAGGTACTCGTGGCCCTTCTGGGCGAAGCGGCGGCGCTCCTCGGTGTCGAGGTACACGTAGTTGGCCCAGACCTTGAAGACGGAGGGGTTGACGAAGGTCGCCATGTCCGACGCGAGGTCGATGTCAATGCGGACCTCGTGGTACTGAAGGGCAATGAGGGGCAGGTAGAGACCGGGGTTGCGGTTGAAGAAGAAGATGAGGGGAAGGTAGACGGTCTTACCGTAGCCCGCCGAGGTCATCTTACCCCAGGTAGCCTTCTTGGACTCATCCAAGTAAAGCTCGGTGTACAAACGCCACCACTTCTGGTAGTGCTTGTCGATGCGCTGACCACCGATGGAAAGCTCAACGTTGTTAACGGCACGCTCGGCGACCCAGTTGGAATCGGCAGTGGCGTTGGAGGAGAGGGAATCCTGACCACGGGACTCGAGTTCGAGGTACATGTCGCCGACGAGATCACCGTTGCGCGCAACGGTGACGGACACGCGACCGGAGTTGGCGGCAGTACCGTTGACGGTCTGCTCGATGTTCTCCATCGCGAAGTTGGTGTGGCGCTTGTATTTCGCCTGGAAGAAAGTTACCTCAGGGTTACCGGTAAGGTAAACATCCTGGGCACCGTAAGCTACGAGTTGCATGAGACCACCGGCCATTTTGAGAGTTGTTGTACTATAAGCAGAGAAAATAATTCTGGCTGAATGTGCGAAATTTCGCGATCCAATTTTTCTCAGTCTAAATCAAATGTCAACTTCTAATCACCCTGAAGAAATCGAGGAAGGTGAAATCGCACCCCTCCCCGAGTCTGGGTCTGAGTATGAGACCGAGTCCGAATCTGCTGAGGAAATTTCCATGACTGAGGATGAAGTTGATGAATTGGATGGAATGGGGGATGAAGATGATATGTTTGAAGATGAGGGTGTTGACGTCGCGACCCTGATGACTTCCCTTCTCGCCACAGATGAAGGCGATACGGTCTGCACCGCCCTGCTGGGTATTACCCAACAACTCCAAGTGCAAAACAAAATATTAATCAAAATTTTGAGTGAGATGAAAAACTAATTAGAGAGAAAATTCTTAATAATAGAAATGGACAGTACTCACTTCATCGACAAGGAACCAAATCGTTATGAAGCTCTGGCAGAACTTCAAAAGCAGAGTATCCAGTCGATGAATGAAGAGGCCATAACCAATATTGTAGATAATTTTGAAAACTACTGGGATCTCAGGACGGACGATTACAGGAATGCTCGTGAACTCGGGTATAGACAATTCATTCACGCTGACAATTATGACGAGAATAACAACCCAATCGCAGGTAAGATAGATATCCTCGCTATCAAAGGTATCCGCGAGAAGCAACGTCGCTTCCTGATAGATTTGAAAAATCGAGTCAAAGAACTCAGCCTCCATAAAAAACAAACCGATGACGGTATCACTCTCACCGAAAGAATCTATAGTGTCCTGAAACAACTCAAAGATGGGTATGAAAACATCCGTCGTCATTACACGGCCTATGAACGTGTTGTTAATCCCACTGCTGTCCCACAGACAAGTTCAACATCTGACCCATCCACGATGTGTGATGATGACGTCGAAAGTGCTACACCCTTTCAGAAATGTCTCATCTTTGTCCTGGATGAACTCTACAAAGCAGGGTATCGCCGTTATAAGGGGCACTGCTGTGAGGAAATCAAGACAATCGAAGGGTTCAGAACGAGGGCATGGCGTCAAAAGATGACCATCGAAGATTTCGTGTACTCACTCGCTCAAAAGGATGATGACTTTAACAACTGGAAGAACTTCACAAGTAGGGGGAGTATTTTCAGGGATGTTATCGATAACATTTCCAAGTGTATGGATCCACAATTCCCCACAATTATCAAACGGCGTCATGTTTGGTCATTCAAGAATGGTGTGTTTGTCGGTAAGGAGTGGGACCCAGACCTCGGCACATACAAATGCAGCTTCTACCCTTATGACAGTAAGGAATTTGGTTGCCTGGACCCAACTATCATCGCGTGTAAGTACTTTGATCAACAGTTTGATGACTTTTCACATCTCGAAAACTGGCAAGACATCCCTACACCACATTTTGATACCGTTTTACAGTACCAGAAGTTTTCAAAGGAAGTGTGCAACTGGGCTTACGTAATGGGTGGCCGCCTGTGTTTTAACATTGGTGAATTGGACACCTGGCAGATTATTCCCTTCTTCAAGGGTATCGCTAAATCTGGTAAGTCTACCCTAATTACAAAGGTTTTCAAGAAGTTCTATGAGGGAGAAGATGTTGGAACACTTTCGAACAATATTGAGAAGAAGTTCGGTCTTTCTGCTATTAAGGATGGGTTCATGTTTATTGCACCCGAGGTGAAGGGTGATCTTGCACTCGAACAGGCGGAGTTCCAGTCGATTGTATCAGGTGAAGACGTTTCCGTTGCTGTCAAGAATAAGACTGCCGTCTCGATTGAGTGGAATGTTCCTGGTATTCTAGGTGGGAATGAGGTTCCAGGATGGAAAGATAACTCTGGTTCAGTCTTACGTCGTATCCTTCCATGGAACTTCAGTAAGCAGGTGCGTATTGCGGACCCTCAACTGGACGAGAAACTTGAAAGTGAACTACCCATCATCCTACTGAAATGTGTGAAGGGGTACATCGATTACGCAAACAAGTACAGGAACCAGGACATCTGGAATGCAGTACCCGAGTATTTCAAGACTATCCAGAAGCAGGTTGCGAAGGTTGCAAACTCTCTCATCCACTTCCTCGAGTCTACAATCGTCGACAAGGGTAAGGACCAGTACGTCCCACAGAACCTATTCGTTGCTGCGTTCAATACACACTGTAAAAACAACAACTTGGGTCAGCACAAGTTTCATGAAGATTTCTATGTGGGCCCCTTCAGTTCTTATGACATCGAGGTTAGGAACGAATCCGTGTCCTACAGAGGGAGGCAATACCCACTTCAACCGGTTATTTTCGGTATCGACTTGATCGAAGACCAGCTCATGACTGGCAACAACCATTAAAAAAAATCCTTACAAATAGTAATATGAGCCAGTCGGTCAAAGAATTTGTCAGGCAGTCCGGTGTGGATGTCCAAAATTCAGACTCGAACTCCAATAACAACTTCGCTCGTGAACTTGAGTCTGATATGTTTAGAAGACAGAGGGAAGCACGTATGAGGGCTGCGGGATTCCGTGAACCTACTCGACCTGAACTAATCCAAAGACCCCAACGACCCTTACCAGGTCCACGAGCTCTCCCTCCTCCACCTACACGGAGTCGCTTCGCACAGTTCGAAAACAACTCTC